AATATTGCTGATACGGCCCAGCGGCCAGCCTCCACCTAGGACACAGTCTAATAGAGTACATCCTGATGGGATAAATTCTAGGGTAGTGTTGGGAGAAGGGAAATAATTCCCCCCTCCTTCCACAACAGCAAGTTTACTGGCCACGACGGGTATTCCGCTCATTCATTGCCGTCAGTCGTTCACGCGAAGTCCTGGGAACAGGATCAGGCTCAGGGTCATGGCCATTGACTGCATCGGTCTCAGCCTCAATATCCTCTTCTTCTTCTTCCTCCTCAACAGGAGCGGGCCTAGAGGGGCGTACACGCGGTCTTGATGTCGGCTCCTCCCGTGGCTCCTCATCCCGGCTTGTGGGCCTCTGGCGAGCTTGTGGACGCGCCACAGGACGGGGTGCCGGCTCTCTATCCTCCTCCGGTTCTGCCGGGGGCGGACGGCCAGCAAACACCTTAGCGATGTACTCGTACTCAAAGACATTCAGTACATCAGGAATGGGGTGCTCTGTAATGAACTCAAGCCAACTGTCCTGCTGGCGAGCATCATCACTGATCGGGCTGGACTGGCGGGCAATTTGCTTGCCAATGTAACGAGTATTAAGACCCTTACCTTCCCGTTGAAACTCAAAGTCAAAGCCTTCCTCGGGGTCGTCAATCAGGATGGCTTCGCCGGTCCGCTTGTTGATCTGCAGTGAAGCAATATCTTTGTCCATCGTCCATGACATGTCATAGAACTTAGGACCATCGCGCTCATTGTTGCGATCGATCACCCACACACCAACTCGGCGTGCGACTTTCATCTGGTTGGCTTCTTCAACCTCACCCTCACGTTCCAGGCGACGGCGCTCCTCACAGACCGGGCAGCGTCCACCCTCGACGCCCTTTATTTCAGCCAGATCAGCCATCTTCTCTAGGCAGAGGTATTGACTGTTGTCAGGGCCTACGTTTGAGTGGAGGAAGTAATCAAAGCCAAAATGCTCTGCTCCTTCCCAGGTCGGAGGTAGAATACGAATGCAGTTGAAGCCGCCCTCAGCCGTGTATTTCGTAAACCTGGAGTCAAAGAACGTGTCGTAGCTTCCGCCTGATTGGGTGGCACGCTTCTGGACGCTGCTTGCATCTCTTGGTGTATAGACAAATCGGTTGCGCGTATTACCCCCTCTCATTCGGGGACTATCTTCCTCTCGGGAACGCATACTAAGTCTCCACTTAGTTCTGGTTGATCGACCTGATCTTGGCTAACCGTTTTTTAGCCGGGTCACGCCAGGGTACAATTGGTTTGCTGACGTGAACATTTTCTAGTGAGTGGAATAACGGATCACTCGGATGGCGATTGCCTCCACCAGACTCCAATTCTGTGATGATAAAGTCTCTCAGTTCGGCGAAGCTCACTCGCGGAGGAACCTCGAACTCAATCATCAACTGTATTCTACGGGTTCTCACGCCTCCTTCTCCTTTGTTCGGCTTCTTGTACTCTAGCACTGGACGCCACCCGGTCCCTAGCTTCTGCATTATCAGAATGGATCGCCGTGTCCGCATAGTAATTCGATATCCAGAGTTGGCACATGTCACGCAGTGCGTAAGCTCGTTGTCCGAATGACTCCTTTAGTGCTATCCATTTCTCTGTCAAAGCTTTCCAATCCAAATAGTTTCTATTGGCTGCCTGATAGAGTGGGTCTTCTAGTATCCTATTGGCAACCTGAGCTTCTGTTATTCTTACATTTTCATCCATTGCTTGGTTACGAACTTCCCGGTCAGCATCAGCCTTTGCTCTGTCTAACTCAGCCCTGGCAAAGTCTCTAGCTGACATGGCGTTCGCGTATCCAACGCCCACATTATAATATACTGTCGGCTGTTCAATCAGACCAGCATCTAAACTGTACTTATCTATTAACAATGCCTCGGCATATTCCTCCAATAAAGCTTCACTTTCGAGCAGCGGATTAGACCGACGTGTTAGCCTCTGTACCATGTTATTTCCTACGAATAGAGCAATTTGCCTACAGCGAGAACCACTGGGCTGAGACCATCGTAGTAATTAAATGGCTGGGAGAATACCTCCAGAATGTTTAAGGCATGGACACGCTCTGGCTCTTTTGTGGATTCTAAAATGACCTTTGTCATGTAGGCGCGAACCGTTTGCCGGATCGACTCCGGGTTCTGCTCGTTCATTCCTTTGAGGATCGGGGCGATTTGGTTCCAGTCTCCCCCTCGCAGGAGCATACGGCATAGCTCGATTGTCTCCCGATCCTCACCATCAGCTGTACGTAGGAGCGTGACAGCTTCGGCACGCTCTACGGTATTGGAACACACTGTCAGATTGGCTAAAGCTTGGCGTGGAGAGCCGTTAGCTTCCTTAACACAAAGATCGAGGACTTCATCTGATATTTGGAAATGTTCTGCGTCAGCAATCTTAGCCAGGAAATCGAACAGGGTGTTATTGCTGACTGGTTTTAGTTCATAGCTCGTGCATCGGGTACGGATAGCTGGCCTGATCCTATTTCCTTCTGTCGTTGTCAGAAAGAAGTAGGTGTGAGAGGCCGGTTCTTCCAAAGCTGTCAGGAGGGCATCTTGAGCAGCAACTGTAAGACGGTGTCCTTCATTGATGATGACACACTTAACCTGACTCTTGCCGATTGGCTTGTACTTGAGGCCAGCAACAAGCTGTCGAATATCATCAATGCCAGTAAGCTGACCTGCGTCGTATTCTGTTATGTCACCTGGGTGTACGGCTCCTAGTTCCTGAGCGATAAGACGGGCAATCGTTGTCTTGCCAACACCGGAGTTGCCCACGAATAGGAAAGCGTGGGACGTATTGCCTTCCAGTATCTCCTTTAGTGATTTTACGATTTCATTTTGGCCGATTACGTCAGCCCACTTAGTGGGTCTATAACGTGTTATCAGACTATCCATGATTGTCAGTCAATTCCTTGATCGCCCACATGCAGCTCTCTTCGAGTGCAGTATAGGCTAGGGAACGATAGCGCCCAGCAGGCAATTTATCTATCACCTTCTCAACCTGTTCGTAGGACGCTTTTAACTCATCGTGTAGCTGTTTCTGTTCCTCAGTTAGTGCTCGATAGGTAGGGCGGAACCGGGACATCTTCTCATCTACCTTATCCGATTGCCGTGCATCTGGGGCACCTTCAAACACATTCGTCATAGGCAAACCTCCTCTCATAAAGATCATACATGCCTGACGGCTAGGTATAATCTTTATTGCGTTGATCAGTCTTTCTCTAAACGTAATCGGGCCTAGCTGGGAAATTGAGCCACTCATCACTAGAGAACGTGCCCATCTCCTCCATGACCTGCCAGTTCTCAGTGCCAATGCTGACCTCAACAGTCAGTGGAACGTTGATGAACGGGAATTTGCACCCAAGCATCTCTTTGACGATTACCTCGGTGTGCTCTTCAAGCTCATCTTCATCTAGGATGAAGGTTAGACTATCATGGATGTTTAGGTTGGCTTGATAGTCCCATACCTCCATCTCAGACAGTCTATTCATGCCATCGACAACGATATCTGATGCCGTTCCCTGTATTGGACTATTGATCAATTGGTTGTAACTGAGAGGAGCACGACGACGACGGCCAGTTAGGCATTCAACGTAGCCATTCTTCTTATACTCCCTCTGCATCCTCTCTTGGTAAGACTTAACGCCTTCAAAGGTACGCCAGAACTCCTCATACAAATCCTTTAAGTATTCATCTGGAATGCCTAGCTCGTTTGATACCTTGTATAGCGTAGCTCCGAAGAACAGGGGAAACACCCACTGGTTCTTTACGTCACCACGGAAGGTCTTCATAACCTTCTTATCCGTTAGGTTTTTCTTGCCACCAACTCGGTCAGGGTATGCGTAGGCAATGCGTTCTGCCCAATCCATATGGACATCATATCTATCCCATAGGGCCTTAGTGAAAACCCTATCACGGCTTGCCATAGCAATGACACGGGCTTCGATCTGTCCATAGTCGGCTTCTACGAAAATGCGTTTGCCCATTGTCTACCTCGGTACGAATTGGGAGCGTATCTCTACGAGTTCAGAGTCTCTCTTCGTAATATTCTGCATATTAGGATCGGCTGAGCTTAGCCTGCCTGTAGTGGTAAAGATCGTTTGATACACAGTGTGAACGAGATCATCGTCATGTATGACAGTCTTGGGATTATCTTTGTTATACGGTTCGACATAGGTACTGTTGGCCTTGACGAACTTGCGATACTCCAGGACAAGGCGTGTGATATTGCGGCCGATCTTAACGAGGACATCTTCATCTGTTGAGTATTTGCCACTATCTTGCTTACCATAACTGGTTCGGATGACATCCCTTAATAATATACCAACGTCCTTCGTGCTGCCTGGGTTAAAGTTTGCACCAGTTAGACTACGGAATGTCTTATATTCCGGCTCTTGTTCTAACTGGGCCAGAATTTCCTTAATCTTGTTAGTGTATTTATCAGACAGTTTCTTATTAGCCTCGAAGTCAACCGGGAAGCCTTTCATCTGTGTCAAAACGATCGTAGGAATACGACGTAGGTGTTCTTCATAGACATGATCGAGCCGCTCTTGCTCGATGTAACCTACCTGTCGCCAGTACAGGAGATAGTGGAACTTAGCATCCATACCATTGTATAGGAGAACATCCTTCAATGGTTCATTTTGGAGTGCTCGCTTGTCCAGATGATCGCTGAGTTTCTTTAGGTTGAGTCCAAAATGCTGGATCGAAAGGAACTCTAGGCTGAAACAGTTAGGTCGTTCATCAATCACGAATGCCTGTAATATAGTATCCTCCCACCCAGTAGACCTCAACTTATCCCTACCAAAATTTATACAAGTCCATTCCTGCTCAAATGCTAGGTTATGAACTATCTTATGACATGGGGAGAGAATAAACCTAACTAGAGCGTGATAGATTTCCTCAATCTCATGAGGCTTAAACCTATTACCCGGATGGTCTAATGGAAAGGCTATCGTCGTGTCACCTAATGACACAGAGCATGTCAGAATACGTGAGTCTTTCTTGTAGGGTCTCAGGTTCTGCGTTTCATAGTCAAAGCCAGCATATTTCTCATTGCCGGCATGCTCTAGGAAATCTAGGACTAAACGTAGATCACCTTTATCCTGACCTGTTACACAAATAAC